AGGTTGGAATTCCTACTTTTTCTGTATCATATGCTATGTATTCTGCAAAATTAGGATTTGCTTCAAGTTTATCTTCTTGAGTTATGGGACCTATATCTAATTCTACAGGTATTCTTGTTCCTTCAGTCATACCTATTATTCTTGCTAGTTGTGAACTATCTATTTCTCCTGCACTATGTGCAGCATAGGCTCTTGCTAATAATTCTTTATCTGTTTCAGGTTGTTCATAAGATACTGCTTCGTTTAATTTTTTATAATCAGAAGCTGCTCCATCGCCTTCAAAAATACTTCTTAAAAACATTTTTCTGTTTTTTTCTTGGTCGCTATCTCCTGGTTTATCTTGATTTCTTAATAGCATAGCGTCTATCTCTTCTGCAGTATCTAAATGTGGTATTACTTTTATATTAGAACTATCTTTTTGAGATTTAAATTCTTTAAGATTATCATAACCATCACCTACTTTATTTTTATCAAAATTGTGACTATCAGTTACTGTAAAATTTCCTTTATCATCTTTAGCAAAAGATGCTTGTCCTAAAGTCATATCTATATTAATAGCAGGATCTGTTAAAGCTTTTGATAAAGATAACTTTCCATCTTTAAAACTATAACCAATAATGTTATCTTTATATTTTTCAGTTTGACCAGATATTTTTGTATTTCCCATACTGCCTTGAGATTCTGCATATGCTACTCTTTTTTTAATTTCTTTTAATTCACTTTTACTAAAAAAATCTTCAGTAATTTTATCGGTAACACCTGCTATGTTTCTTAAATATAATCTAATAGAAGAAGGAAGTGCTTTAATTTTAGTTAATTTTTTGACTAACTTTGGGTTATCTTTTAATCTTTCTATGTTTTTTGGTTTTAATAAAAAACCAACCATTGATGCGGTTAGTTCATTATTTGATCCTAAATATTCTGTTATTTTTTCTATCATTTAATTAATTAGTTTCTCTATAGCGAAGAGTGCAGCAGTTCCCGCTGCTGCTAAAAGAACCCAATAGACTTTATCTATCTTACCGCCCAATTTTTCTACATCCTCGTGTACGTGTTTTAAATTTTTCTTAACACCTGAAATGTGTCCGTATAAAGATAAAATGTGTTCTCTGGTTGTTTTGGGTTCTATTGCCATAATTAATCGAATAGTCTATCTATTGCTGCTTCTTTTTGATCTTGAGGTAATGATGTAAATGGAACACTACCATATTGAGCATTAGCATTTACTACAGAAGGAGTGGCTCCTGATACTAATGGTGGTAGTTGTCCCACAGGTGTGGTCCCTAAATCAGGTTTAGGTAAATTTTTAAAAGGATTATTTATATCTGGTATATTTTCATTAGATAATGAATAATCACTCAATGATGCTCTTAACTCTTCTATAGTATCTATAACTGAATCAATAGGATTAACTATTCCTAAATTATCTGCTATTTCTTGAAAACCAATTAAACTTCCAGTACTAATTTTCATAGGTCTAAACAAACTTTCTGATAAATAACTAAAATTAGGCCCACCTATTCTTTCTGCTACTTCAGTATATAATTCTTGTTCACCTAATCCTAAAGTTTGAGCAGCTTCTATGTCACTAGACATAGTTTTTTGTACTTTATATAGAGCTCTATTAGCATTAATATAAGCATCAAATATTTCTTCCGGTGTTACAGGACCACCTTTTAACATTGTTCTAGTAAATAAAGCTTTTGAATTTCTAGTTCCTCTTGCATAGTCTGCTACTTTATATTTAATAGAATTTGCAGGATCTATTTCAACAGCTCTTGCTCCAATAATACCTGCTAGTTCATTTCCAAATTCATATTCTTTACCACCTTTACTAAATCTTCCTACATCATCTTCTGGTTTTATAGACATTTTAAGTCTTTTTAATTGTTGATAGTTAAGAGGAGCTTGAGCTTTTATCAAGTGTGCTAAACTATTATAAACTTGATTACCTTTTGAATCATTTTCATTATAAACTCTAAAACCATCTCTAGTTTCACCACCTCTTATATATAGATCTGCTAAAGCTTCTGTCCAAATAGATTCAGTAATAAATGGAGCTGCTAATTCTTTAGTAGAATCAAACAAACCTAAAATAAAATCATCCATAATACCATCTTTATCCTGTTCACCTGATTGAACTCTATTGATAACCGTCTGAATAGGTCTTGTTAAAGTATCGTATGCATTCATATGAGAAAAATCTATATATTTAAAGTTACCATTTTCACCTTTCAATGGTATTAAAGTAGAATTTTTAGACCATTTAGGTACATATCTTCTTATAGCTTCTAATTCATCTTTACTAATATCATACAATGCTTGACCGGCAGCCACCGCAGCATAAGGAATTACAGATGTTGTAACTCCCATTCCAAGTAATCTAGTAAGACCAATTGTTCTTAATGGATTTACAACTTTACCATTTGGTAAAGTAACTGCATAAAAATATTCATCTAATCCTCTCTGAACAATGTTTGTTCCCGTTCTCATAATTTCTGCCGGAAAAGATACAAAGTTTCCAACAGGATACTGTCTTAAACCTTTTACAAAATCAGATACATAAGCATAGTTTGGAATATTATTTCTAACTATATTTGCAGCTTCATTAGAAACAGTTTCTCTATTAAACTTAACAGTTTTGCCTGCCATATCTATAAAATTGTCTCCTTGAGCAATTCCTGCTTTTTCATATGCAGCAAATAATCTATCTTGTTCTTTAAAATAAGAAAATATTTTCCAAAAATCATCTTCAGCTGTGTATGCATCTTGAGCAAATCTTTTTACTCTTGACATTCCTTTTGCTAATTTATCAAATGCTTTTATAGATCCTAAATAAGAACCAAAGTTAACATCTTTTAATAAAGCTTGTAAATCTGCTAATTGAACTTGAGAGTTTACTACTCCTTTTCTTAATAGTTCTTGATAAATTTCATTTCCTTCTTTACTTCTAGGACCCAACTGTAATGCCCTTAATGCTTTTCTAGCTGCTCCTTCCCCTGGTCCAATAAAAGGTATAATACCATTGGCTGTTGCAAAAGCTCCTGCACTTAAAAAGTTACGCATATGGGTAAAAGGAGAAAGAATTGTTTTAGCCATTTGTGAAGTAGCTTTAGGATATAAAATTAAATTAGAATAAAGCCTACCAGCAAAACCACTGTCTGGTCCTATAATATTTTTGTTTACATTGTATAAAGCCTCTGCATTTCCTATTAAAGTATATCTACCTGTTAAAGGATTAATGCTTGCAACATCTTCTAGTACTTCTTCTTTAGTTTTTCTTTTTAAAAATTCACTTGCGCTTTCTCCAGGTTTAACACCAAAGCCTGCATCATAATCATTGAGAGTACTTTGAACAGTAGGTTTACGTAAAACTTGATTTGCTTTTTGTGCCCAAATTGATTCACCTGTTTTAGGATCTAGCTCACCTTCCATTAAAGATCTTTGTTTTGACCTATCCGTTAAAGGATTTATTTGTTCTAATCCTTCTTCTCCCCTTTGAGAGATTGTACCAACTCTTCTATAATCTCCTATCTTTGCTCCGGTTGCTTTTATTAATTCTTCTTCCGTATTAAAAAAAGTTTGAATGGGAGCTTTAGCCGAAGCTTCTTCATAAGACATTCCTTCTTTCATTAATGTATCTATTCGTGCATTTCTTGCAACAGCTATATCTTCAGAATTTCTTAATAAGTTTCTATAAAATTCATCCCTTCGAATAACAGTAGATAACATATTAGTTCCATTTAAAATAGTAGACATAGCGCTTTCATCTTTACCTAAAAGTCTTTTAGCTAATGCCTGTGTATCGGGAGTTAATTGTATTAATTGTTTATTAGGAAATTTAGCCGCTTTAGATGCAAAAGATTTATCTACAAAATAATTTGGTATTCTAAATAATACACTTCCTTTATTAGATAAAGGAATTTTTCTATCTATAAATGCACTATTATAAATATTAGATACTATTTTTTTAGCTTCAGTATTAGAAAGTTTTACAGGTGTTGGTAAATTTTGAGCAATATTTTTAATATTTTTTTCTTCCTGTTTTATTAATTCTTTTGCTGGCCCTACATTGTCTGCTAATTTTATAGGGTTATTGCTAAATACTTTGTAACCAACATCTAATCTATCGTTTAATGTTTTAGGTAATAACTCTTTCCATCTGTCAAATGTAGAAGGTCCTACTTTTACTCTTCCTTTTACTATCTCTTTTGTTTTTGTCATATCTAAAGATCTACCTTCAATAGATAATAAGTCTCCCCATCCTTGTCTCATTTCTTCTAGTGTATCAATAAAACCTTGTTGCTCTGCTTTAGATAAAGTTTTTCCAAATTTTTTAGCTTCTTGATTAATTAAATTAATTGATTTAGAAGCTTCTTCCGGATTAATTTTAGGTAAAACAACTCTTAACACTTCTTCTGGTTTAGCATCTTTTGTAGCTAGTTTTATTGCTTCTTCTTCTGACATACCTTGTTTTAAAAAATCGTCTTTTAATTTATTAAAACTTTCTTTATTAAGAATAAGTTCACCTGTTTTTGGATCAATAGCATTTGTTTTACCAAATGTAGTATCATCAATACTATCTAAACCTGATTTTAAAGTTTTGTTTAATTGTTTAGCTATTGCTGTTTGTGAAGCAGCTGCTTTACCAGAAAATATATTAGCTCTATCTAAAAATGGAATAACTGAATCTATTTGATCATCTAATTTAAATGCAATATTTTGTGACTTATTTAAATCACCTGCCGACATTCCTGTAAAAGCCATTTCGTCTTCATAATATTGAACATTTTTACCACTACGTGGTCTTAATCTTTGAGATACATAATCTAAAGCTTTGCCTATTTTTGTTTGTGCAACACGACCTGCTTTAGTAGAATCCGCTAATTGCTTTACACCAGAACCAGCTAAACTTAATATACCTGTAAATGCAGCGCCTTCTATTCCAAGTTTTAATCTATTGTATAATTCTCTTTCAGGATCATAATCATCACCTCTTTCTAATTTAGTTGGACCTGCATTAAATAAATCTCCAAAAGTTCCTACCTTGTCAGGGTCTGAAACAAAAATGGATTCAGCTGCACCAGCTGCTAATGCACCTGCTCCTAACTGAAGAGCCTGTCCTTTTCTATTTAACTTTGCTACTTGTTGTCCTTTTTTTAAACCTTGTAAAATAGGTAAACCATCGTCATCTAATAATTTAAAATAGTTACCTGATTTTTTTGCAGCAAGAGCTCCTTTAGTTGCTGTTCCCGCAATTTTAGCAGCGACTCCACTTGGGATAGCTATGTTAGTTAAAATTTCAGTTATCTTACCTGCGGTAGTTGCTTCTGCATATTCATCAAAAGGATTTATGTCTGCAAAAAACTTTTCTACTTTTTCAGCAGTATTGGTATCAGCACCCAGATCTATTAAATTAGCTCCAATAGAAACAAATCCTTCTGGTATTTTAAATAAACCAGAACCTATACCAGCAAAAAAAGAACCTAAACTACTTACTCCTACATCTTTACCAAATAATTTTGCTGTGTCTTTATCTATTTCTTTTGTTTCTTCGGATGCAAGACCAGGAAACAAAGCATCTATTTCAACGTCAAATTTTGACATATGTTTTCCTATGTACCAAGATTATAAACAGGTTTAACAGACCCATCTTTTTGAATTTCTACTATAATTCTTTGAGTTGCATCTTTACCTGTTATTGAATCTTTTACTTTTTCTTGAACAATAAAAGTATCTCCCTCTTGAGCTGTATTCATTTTTGCTTTTAAACCTTTTCTATCCACAACACCTGCAAATTTAAATTTTTTACCAGTACTTAAAGAAGTACCTCCTTGAATACCTCTTATTATTTCTCTATTACTTCCTGTTCCGCCTTTAGTTGCAGCTAAAATACTTTTTTCTATACTAACTTCATCACCTCTTTCAATTTGATAATCTATTTTAGCTTTAAGTTGGTTTATTGCTGCTTTATTTTGTTTTGTTTGTTGCTTATCTTTTAACAAGAATGTAGCTGCAGCTGTTTCTATTTTCTCTGCTCTGCCTGGACCCGACGAAGCTTCTGCTGTAAAGAATTTTTCTGCACCTTCTTTTAAACTTGGGGCATTTATAAATGATGCTGCTGCTCTTCCAAGTGTATCACCTAGATCTCTTCTAAATGCTTTTTTATATCCAAGTGTTTCTTTAATTTCTTCTATTGTTAATTCTTCGTTGGCTGTATTTTGGTTATTTAAAATACTATCATCATCTAGTATTTTATCCACACCTGCTTTTTTTGTTCCGGCTTCGAACACAGCATCCATAGCAGTTTGACCTGGTTTGACTTTTACAGCTTCTCCACTTACTTCAAAATCATCTGCTTCGGGAGGTAGTCCTGTTTCAGGATCTAAACCCTTATCTTCATAAAATTTATCTTTACCACCTCTTGGAAAAAATCCTGGAGCTTCACCAATTTCATTAGCTTCATCTATCTCTTTTAAACCTTCTTCTACATCAATATTAGTTTCATCAAAATAAAAAGGTCTTGAACTTACTTCTTTTAATTTTTTATATCCTAATGGAGTAGATGTAGATTTTGCATAAAAATCAGCAAGTTGTCCTGCTCCTATTCCAGCCCCTGCAGCTGCTCCAAATGTTCCTGTAGCACCTGTTAAAAAAGGAACTGCTCTTCCAAGATATGGAATACCCCTAGCTTTTTCTAAAGCTTTAGAAAATATATTAGCTCCGGATCTAGTATTATTAGGTCTATTTACAAACTCATCATACATTCCTTGACCAATTAAAAATTCTTCACCAGCGTATCCGCCTGGTTCATCTACTAAACCTCTTTTAGGTTTACTTGTATCCATTAAACCAGATGTAATTCCCGATCCGCGACTATCGACTGGGCCACCTCTAAACATAGGTCGTCTTAAAATTCTACTCATTATCCAAATAATCCTAATTTAGAACCAATACTAGCAACACCTGAACCAACCCCAAGAGCCGTTGCTAATGGACTAGCTGGAGCGGCTGGCGGTGCGTAACCTACTGTTTGTGTAGGGAATGCGCCTGGTTGAATTTGTGCAAGTTGTTGACCAATCAATCCTAGTTGTGTGAATGGTTGGAACTGTTGTTCTCTTTCAGCTGCTGCTGATGCATCCAATATAGCTTGTTGTTGTGCTTGACCTGCTTGACCCATTGATTGTTGGTATTGTCCAAGTCCTTGTTGTGCAGCTAAATCTTGTGCCGCTGCCGCTTGTGCTTGCTGAAATCCTTGTGCTAATAGTTGTGCTTGTAAATTTGATCTATTCATTTGACTACCTCTTGCAGACTCTGCTGCCATTACACCTTCTCGTCCACCACCATAAGCTCCAGCTTGAATAGCTTGGTCTCTCATAGCTGTGTTTTGAATTGCTTGGTTTCTATCGAACTCTGCTAAAGTTGTATCAATCACCTCTTGTTGGTAAGGTGACATATAAGGTTGGTAAGCTTGTGGTCCTGTAAGTGAACCTAGTCCACCAGCCGCGGTTCGCGCATCTTGTTGTAGTTGTGATTCTGCTGCAATCGTTGGTGCATATTTTGATGGATCTATTCCTTGAAAACCTCCAGCAGGTATTGCACCCGCTCCTAGTTTATCAATTGATTTTAAAAAGGCGGTAAGCGAACCTTCTATAATCGGTGCCGGTCTTGTGATCGTTGTTGTTTCAGCCATTATGCTCTTGCCTCTAATTTGTTCATTGTTTCATACATTCGTTTTGCTCCTTCATTAACACTGCCACCACCCGCTGCTCTTACAGCATCTGCAGTCATTACAAATTCATTCTTTGATAATCTTGCAGGTACATCATCAGCTCTTTCTTTTTTACCAATAGGTATAAATCCTCCACCTCTCATATCCATTTCTCTTCCACCTAAATTCATTAGACCACCGTCTGCAAAAGCAAAACTAGTATTTTTAACTTTTTCCATTAACTCTTCTTTTTTACCATCATCAATTTCTTTTAATTTTATTTCTTCTGTTCTTTCATTAAACATATTTGTTTTTGTATCCAGGTATCCAACTAAATCAACAGGACTTATTTTATATTTTTCTCCTACCATTTCAGCTTCTTGTATTCCCATTTTTCTTATTTCATTATATTTGGGATCTGACTCATCTATATTAGATAACATTTCAGCAAAGCCATCTAATTTAGATAAATCATCTAATTCTACTATTTCACTTACATCTTCTATTTTTGCAGTTTCAACATTTTTTATAGCTGCAGGTATACCACCAAAGTCTGCACCACCACCATTATTAAATCCTACTCTACCACCAGCTCTGTATCCTGCTGCTTCAATCGCGTCTAAAATTTCTTGTTCTGTAAAGCCATAAGATTCCATAGATTGTCTAATAGCTAAAGCTCTGTTTCCTGTATCACCACTACCTTCCGTACTTGCATCATAGTCAGCCATATCTTTTTCATAATCTTTTAGTGCTCTTCTGTTTTCAGCTACTGCTAGATCTGTCATACCTTGACCTGCTGGTACTAATGCTGCCTTTAATCCTTCTTTACTAAATAGATTGTTTTGTAAAGTATCACCAACACCTGTTAAATAATTTGAACTTGTTTCTAATGCACCCAGACCACTTTTAGTTAATCCTGATTCCATACCAGCTGCTTTGTTTTTAAAAAAATCTCCTGCACTTGGAGTTGTTATAGGACCTTCTCCTCGCGCACTCATTGAAAAATCTGTTCCTTTTGGAGTAGACAACGCACCGGTGGCCGCGGCCATTAATGTAGATAAACCAGAAAAGTCTCCATCACTTCCTTCTTGAGCTAATTGAGATCCGAGGTTTAAACCACCAGACATTAAAGCTCTAGAGAACATAGTATTACCACCTAAACTCATTAGTCCTGGAGCCATAAACGGTGCGGCTGCAGCTAAAAACGGTAATGCAGGTTTGATTTCATTTGGTACTAGTTTATCTAGTGCTCTTGAAATAGGTCTAGTTATCTTTTTTAAAAATCCCATAGTTTCTCTTTATAATGCTTGTTGACAGCAAGTTTGCCAAACTTGTAAATAGGCGAGTGTATCACAATTTACAGGCTTTTTAACCATTCGTCAATCGCTGATATTAAAACCAGCACCGATTTTTATCTCTTCTACAGTCACATTTACATCTCTTCTTATGTGTTCTGCTTTAGTCTCTGTGCTAGCATTCTGTACGTCTGCCAGTGCTTCTGCATCTGACATATACTCTTTACCTGTTTCTGTGTTAGTTAATGTTACTTCACATTTAGGTGTAATTACTGGCACTCTTTGACCATTAATTGTTTCGTACCTAACTGAAGCTTCTGTCTCAATAAACGGCATTATCTATCCTCTCTGTTTGTTTCTAATAAACTAACGGTTACATCTGGTCCCGTAATATCTGATAACATTTTTAATATATCGTTTTCTTGTAACACTAATATATTAACAACAAATTCTTCAGTAGCATCTGCTGCTATAGTTTTTTTACTATAAAAATAATCTACGCTGTTTGAATTAATTTTAATTGTAACAATAGCACTTCCAGCACCTTCATTGTAAATGTGAATAGATTTTATTAAAGTTCTAGTATTACTAGGTACTGTATAAACATCTTTTTGAGTACCTGTTATTAAATCGTCATTTACTTTTTTATATATATTAGCCATTAAACCAAGTAAACCTTTCTGAATCTTCTTTTAATTGTGTTAAGTATGTAGAGTTTAACTGTTCAATAATATTAGTTAGAGCTCTGTTAATTTGTCTTTGGTTATCCTCACTATATTCTTTTTTAGGTTCTGGTAATCTTACTGCTATTTTAGTCATTAACCTCTCCTTCCATCTGGTTGTATATCTACTTGGAATGTACCAAATCTCCAAGATTCATTTACACCAGTATTCTCTATCTTTATATTTGCATATCTTCCTCTTGCTCTAGTGTCAACTTTTAAAGTGTTTGATGTAATTGTAAAAGGACTTAATGCAGTTTCTATATCATCTTCAGCTGGAAAATCTTTTATAGATAAAGTTACTTTGTTATTACCTACAAGAACTTTAAAGTTTGGTAAAAATCTTCTCATAGCTAAAAAGACTTCTGCTTGATCTGGTTGTAATGAAAAACTAAATGATTGTATAAAAGAAGTTAAGGTTGTTACACTACCATCTGGATTTACTTGATCATTTCCCGATTCGTGTTCAAAGAATATACTTTGACCTAAACCTGTTTCACCTTGTATGACTGGAAAAGTACCTGTGTTAGAATCTTTAAACGCAGTAGCATAAGGTTTTGGATATACTAGTGAATCAATCCAAGTTGTTCTTATAGAATTAGTGTTCGTACCTGTGTACCAATTACCCATCGGTGTTGGTGAATTAGTTTGACCATAATTAAAAACTACATATCTATTATTAAATTCTGATCCTTGTGTTGGATACCACCAAACAACTTCTGTAAATAGATTATTAATACCAGCGTTTACTTGTTGACCTTTTGTAGTATCTATATCATCGTAAACATAATCCTCAACACTACAAGGTAAAGTATTAACAGTACCATCAAAAGAGAAAAAACCATTACTACCCATCCAATAAGCAACACCATCAATTTCAATTGCTGCGTTCTTACCTATTAATCCACAGTTAGTACCAACTTGTTCAAAGCCAAATGTAAAAGGTGCACCTACAAATTTCATTGTGTACAATGCATTATCGGTCCATACTAGAATATTTTCTTTTGCAACTAAAGCTCCCATAATTCTTGTGCCATCTTGTATTCTTTGTGTACCGGCTGTATTAGTTGCTTCTGGTGTATATCCATTTATATTTTCATCTTCAGAAAATCTTATAAACATATCATCTTGTGTAGAAGGATTACCAATAGTTGTCTCTGTTCCAAAATGAATTAAGTGACGTGTTGTTGGTGAAATTAAAGTTGCTCTTGTGGCCGTAGGGTTATTTGTTGTTAAAAATCCTGAAGTAGATGTAGATGCTCTTGTTGATAATCTTGCTGCGATAGAAGAATCCCAAGTAAATGTTTTACCATTTGCAATAGTTGCAACTAACACATCACCAAAGTTACTTAATGACCAAAGTCCTGGTTCAAGAGTTATAGTTCCTGCATCAACTGCATCTCCCCATCCTGTAAATTCTGTAGCGTTTGTAACTGTTGCACCATTACTATGTATCGCTGATAACGTTCCTTTTTGTGCTCTTGTAATACCAGTTAACTCCGCACCTGCCACACCTGTGTATGTTATTAATTCACTACCTACTGCAATAGTTCCACCACCTGTTGGAAAACCTGTAGTTGATGCTAATCTAATTTGTGTAGCTGAACTATTGTTACCATTTGTGTCAGCGGCCAACGCACCATCTAAAGTTGTTTGAGCTGCACCTGTAATTGTACCACCATAATTTCCAACACCATAACCATAGCCATATGATTGTGCTGCAGGACCCACTACTTCAAAAGGAGTAATTGTAACTGATCCACCAGAAGAAGATGATCCAGCTGTTGCTGCTTTGATTGTTAAAGTTTTAGAAGTAGGTACAGATAAAACTTGAAAGTTAGTATCATCAAAAGTAGCTGTAGTAACTCCTGTCGTACCACCAGGTAAACTTGTTCCTGATAAACGAATAATATCTCCAACACTTATATTATGTGCAGCAGAAGTTGTTAAGGTTACTGTAGTAGTAGCGTTAAAAGTAAAAGTTACACTAGTGATTGCTGTTGCAAGTGGACTAACATCAAAAAATTGTCCTTCAAAATATATAATTAAAAATTTGTCTGTACCAATAGCAACATATCTATTACCATCTCTGTCAACAAATGCGTGTTGTTTTCTAGCTACACCTACTAAAGTATCCGTAAGTAATGATTGCCAACCACCTACTTTTTCAGGTAATCCATATCTAAATCTGACGTTGTCTGAATCAACCCAACGACCTTCTGCCCCAACGGCAGTGTCTTGTTTGTCTATTCCGGGAGCAAACTTAATTTTAGTAAGCATTAATTACTCCTACTGATTAGTTGATTTATATAGCCAACCTTTTGTAGCATTAGCATAAATTAATGTTACACATTGATTATTAACAGTAAGACTATCATCAGAAGCTGCACCTTCTATATTAGAACCGTTTCTTGCCACAACACAATTGTTTGTTGCAAATCCTCCTGTTGCTGAACCATCCATAATTGTTACTTCATCACCGATTGCAGGCGTTGCAGGCAGTGTAATTGTTACAACGTTTGCTGCTGTATCTACTACAATTTGATCATTAGCAACTGCTGTGTATGTAGTTTTACTTGCTGCAGTTACAGAAGTCATTCCTTTTTGTATCATACCTAATGTTGTTGCTGGTACACTACCTCTAGAATAAACTAAAGCTGTTGCACCTTCTGGAAGAGGAACTTGAGTAGCTCCCGCTTGACCAGTTGTTAATAGTGTTACTGTAAAACTTTGTGCTGCTGTTCCTCTAGTAGTTCCATCTTCTACAAAAAATACTCTGTTTGCATTTCCACCTGTTGTTGATGCAGGCATTGTTAAAGTTGCATTACCAGATAAAGTTCCAGTAACTTTAATATAAAGATTCTTACCATTCGCGCTCGACGATCCGTCGGCCAAACTTAAATTTGTGTTACCCGTGCTTAAAGTTACTTCTACATAACCCGATGCTGCTGTTTGTAATAGTTGTAAATTAGTATTTGTAATAGTTCCCCATAGACCCGCTTTTTCACCGGTTGTTACAAGTTCTATTGATAAATCTGTTGAGTATGATGATGCCATATTAGTAAGGTTTAATTGGTGTCCAAACCATTGTTGCTCCTGGTATTATATTATTCCAAGTAATAACTCCAGGTTCTACTGTATCTAATGATAAAGCATTTCCTGTAGGTAATACATTTGCGCCACCTGTTATTGTAACATTTCCAGTAGCCAAGGTCAACGAGTTCTTAACAGCCGTTACATTAGCATCTGCAGTAACTACAAAAGTACCTAATCCTAGAGATACTTGAGACCCCACAAGAGGACCGATATTGGCATCCCCTGTAATAGTTAAAGCACCTGTACCTAATGTTAATCTATTGGGTGTTAAATTTTCTACGATTGAATCTGCAATAATACCTACACTACCAATTGTAATAGTTAATGCGTTACCAGATACTCTTACCTCTACGGCGTTGTCTGGTCCCGATGTAGCAAATGGTAATGCTGATATTGCGTCAAATCCTAAACTCATAAATAATCCTTAAAAGGAAGCAGGGGGTATGTGGTGGTGCCCTGCCTCCATTTAAAGATTATATCATCGTTTAAACCAAGAAGGAAGACCTAAATGTGAACGCTTGTCAAACATATTATCTTTCGCTCCCGGTGTTTTACGGTTGTTATAATGTAGAAATACTTGAACGCACTCTTTACCTTTAAATTTATTACGCCAATGCTCTAGCTCACAGCCAGAATAGACTAACATATCTCCTTGTTTAAGATCTACCTTAATGCCTTTTTTACCTACTTCTCCAGAAGGTTCCAAGTATATTGGCCAGTCATCACCAGCAAGATTCATAGTTGTAGATATCTCACAACTAAATCTATCTTTGTGTCTTTTTAATTCATCACCTTTTTTATAAATTCTTGCATAAGTATAAGCTGGATATAATTTTAATCCTGTGGCCTCTTCCATTTTAGGTTGGCATTTAAGCATTAATGTTTCCATAGCTATATTAGAGTACTGACTATATGTATGTGGAATTTGCTCATCCTGTCCTTCATAGTGACCTATAATATTTTCAAAGGGTGATATGTATCTAGCGTTTCTACAAGTATCATAAACTTGTTTTTGCATCATAAAATAATTAGCAACAAAACTAGCCAAGTCTTTTGATATAGCTTGTTTGATTACTGTATACTTTTTCTTTTTAAACATCTTTAGCCATCTCTTTTGGCACTGCTTGTATGTTCCAATGTATAAATCTAAAAGGCTCAAGTCCAAAATCTACACTAAACTCGTGTTCTAAAAATCCTGGAAAGATAATTAATGTACCTGGTGTAGGTTTAAAATGAATAAGCTCTGATCCACCCCATACACCTTTTTGATCTTTCATCTTTAATTTTGTAGCACGTGCACCGGTCCTCGGTTCGTGAAATACTGGCATCGATGTTTTATCACTACATTTTAAAAAGTAAAAACCTGATACGTGTTGATTCCAATGTACGTGTGCTGAATGATGACCACCACCTTTTTTAGCAAACTCTTGTACCCACATCTCACTAAATAGTGTTGAGTATTGCTGCATATCAAAACCTTGATGATCTAAATACTCCCAAGACTTTTGACCAATATAATCTCTAAAGTCTCTAAAATTATTATCAGCTGTAAGTGGTGTTGAGTGATATGATCTTCCAAAGTCTCCAAACTTTTTTATATGTGCTTTAGCTTCTGGAAAACTTCTAGCAGCTTTAATATATTTGTTAGATGCTTTTGTTAATGATTTTATAAACTCTGGTTTTTGTTCTGACCAAATCGTTGTGTTAAAGTAATTATTAATGTACATATGTATACCATCCTGTTATTATATATTTAGTTGTATTTGTTACGTTCCCTTTATGAATATGTGTCCAATAAGGAGGAAAAATAATTGTCTTACCTGCTACTGGTTTTATTTTTTGTTTTTGATAATAAAATTCTGTTTCACCACCTTTTTGAATAGTGTTTAAATATGTTGTAAAAACTAAAATTCTTTTTTGTTTTTTTTCAATACCATCTAATTCAGAATGCCAACCACTATAATATTGTTTTGGTTTATATTTTTGAATTTTTATTTGTGGAGATAAGTTCCAAGGTTCTTGTTCTTTATCTACATATTTATATTTTTTTATATACTTATCTTTAATTTTATTTAAAGATTTTATATAGGATTCTAAAAGAGGATTATAAATATCAACAGTAATTTGATTCATAGTAGTATATTCATTTTTAATAAATTCTTTTTGATTAGAGTTTTTAAATATACTTATTAAATCTAAACATATTTTTTTATTTATTTTATCTTCATAAATAAACATTATTTAAACGGCTTTCCTAAATGCCAAACAACAAGACTGTATCTTGTGCCAGCGGTTACGGGTTTAAC